ATGCTTGTTCCGTCAACTCTCAGAAAATCATTATCTACCACGTTTGCATTTGCAACCAAAACATTTCCATTTGATATGCCTGTTGATAGCGTTGCGGTTGATGTTACAGCTACATCATTAAGTGTGATAGCATCAGCTTCTAATGTGCCATCTACGTCCACATCTCCAGATATATCTAAAGAGCTAAACGTGCCAACACCAAAAGCTACATTACCAACTGATCCACTAAACACTTCAGAGTTATTTGTTGCGTCAGGTATAAATGTAAATTTTCCTGTATCGTCATCAAAACCAAAGAAACCTACTTTAGCTGCTGATCCAGTATGATATCGGAACTCTACACCTCTATCTTTGTTGTCATCACTGCCAGGAGCGGTATCTCCTCCAAGTGTTATTATGGGATCGTCAACAGTTAACGTGGTGCTGTTAACCGTAGTTGTCGTGCCGTTTACTGTTAGATTTCCTGCTAGAGTTACATTTTGACTTGCGTCTACTGTGACAGCAGTTGAACCACCTGTGGCTACTGTTATAACATCAGAACCTGAGAATGTTATGCTTGTGTCTGTATCAGCATCTCCTGCAATGCTATCCGCCTGTATACTTCCTACGTTTGTAATATTATTGTCACCAAAACTTACATTGTCGCCAAAAGTTTTGTTTGTAAATGTATCTGTGGTTGCTTTTCCAACTAAAGTATCTGTAGCTACAGGTAATGTTAAAGTTATATTTTGACCCCCAAAACTACCATGTGCGGGTGCTTGTATTGCGGCATAGTGTGAGTTGCCACTTTGACAGTAAAACCTAATTACAGACTGTGCGCCCCCATTTTTTAAATCTATAAGACCTGATTCTATACCCACATTACCATCAAGCATAACCTGTCCAGTACCATTCGGTGTTATAGCTATATTAGCGTTTGAGGTTGATACAATACCATTTCCGTTTACGTCCAAGTTGCCACCCAACTGAGGGCTTGTATCGTTTACTAAGTCGGTGTCAACCACGCTTGATCCACCAGTAGATATAAGATTGCCACTTGCATCTAGGAAAGCCATCTTAGAAGCAGGAGTAGTTATAAATACCTCTTTAGTTCCCACGCCAAAGTTGACAGCACTATTGCTATTAGAGCTTGCTATAGGAGTTGTTCGAGCCAAAGTGTTTGAAGAGTACGTTCCAAGTCCTACCTCAAAATCCCCGTTTGTATTATCCACTATGGCGTAGTATGTAGTATCGCTATCACTAAGATTTGCAGAAAACCTTTCAAAGTTTGTTATAGCACCAAGAAGAGTTACCGTGCCTGTGCCTGTGGTTGTAGTTGTTTCTTTGACTCTATCTGCAATTTTTAATGCCATTATGCTATCCTTATTAGTGCGCTGCTTGCGTCATTAGTTGGAAATATAACAGTAAAAGTACCACTTGATGCAGATTTATCTGCCCCGAAATCTAATACGCATACAGCGGGATCACCTGATGCACTATCATTATATATTAATGCTCCTCTGGCAGTTAGCGTCACGACGTTATCCCCACTACCAAACGTAAGATTAGCAAACTGTGTTGTAGCTGTTGATGTAGACTTTAACGCTGGATCAACTCGTGTTAACGTGCCACCTCCTTGAGTGTAGTCCCCAGTATTACTTATTTCGTTTGCAGAAGTTCCGCCAGTGTTATATGCGGTTATGGTAGCATCCATAGTGCTACTACTCCCCCCTAAACTATCGTTACCTGCCTGTGAATTGGTGAACAAAGCTAACTTAAATGTGCTACCCCCACTAAGTTTAAAATTATGCACACCCTCTAATAACTCCTTTTTAAACGAGTGGCACAATGCGTTGCCAGAAAAAGCCATTATATTCTCCTTATATGTTCTGCAAGTTTATCGTACCCTGCGTCTTTTATTGCATTGTATGTTGTTACTCTATCATGCCTTATAGCTTGTTTCATATGGTCAAGTATAACCTTCTCTAAATGACTACGAAATGCCTGTGCCTGATCTCTTATAGCAGGTGGTGCTGTATCGCTTACATATATGATTTTATCCAAACACATTGCTGTTATCTCTTCTGGAGTTAAACCTCTGTTATTAGTTGTGACAACACCTACACTAAAATTATCTCCCATTTTTATTGCGTCTGTCAACATTAGCTAGCCTCTACCTTATATGTTCCTGATCTATAATTATCTGTAACATTTCTACCCTCATATGCGTTTTTAAGCAACGTAATTGATTGTAAGTACAGTTTCTCATAATTCTGTATAACGTCTGGTTCTTGTTTTTGAAATCGTACAGCTTCTATTAACGCTCCGTTCAGCAAGGCAGAATCAAAGTCGTCACCCAAGAAAGTGTTAGTAGCCGTGACGATAGACGTTGGATAGTGACCATAATAAAGTTCTACGTTATATGCAGCATCAGGTGTAGGTCCTAGTATAAAAAACCCATCTGACCACTGGGAATAATGCTTTGGTGTGCCTGTTGTACTAGGATTTGGGTATGCCTCACGCATGAAGTTAACATCTTTATATAGTAGATAAGAGTATGTGTTACCTGATGTAGTGTAGATAGCCATGCTATACGCATATAGAAAGTCTGAAGGTAGAGCTAAATATTTGTTACTTGATGTGGTCGTGGCAGACACATTCTTACGTAACGCAGGTATCTGTACAGTATTGTATATCTTCTGTTCGGCTTGTTGTATAAACATGTTTACCTGTGCATCTGTAAACGTTGTCTCACATATGTCCGCTATATTTGTTTTTAAGTCTGTATAATTCATGTTGTCACCGTTACCGATCCCACACTACTAACCATTTTTAAACTACTACTCTTACTTAATCCATAAATGTTTTGTCCGTCCCCAACAGGATTCCAACCCCACGCATAATTTCTACTTTGTGTATATCCTGCAAAATCAGGACGTGGGTCACGTATTGCCTGGGGATCACGCACAGGGTACAACCCCTGCTTGTTTTGTGGGTGGTCAGGACTAAAACACTCTGGGCATGCTTTGATATTTGTATCTCTGCCCCTAGTGATTATATTTCGTAGCTCACGTAGTTTGAAACGAAACCCGCAAATGTCACATTCAGCTATTGCCTTTCTGCTGGATGCAAATGCCATTATATTCTCCCTACTCGTGGTACAAAACGCTCAGATACTTTCTCTCTGTCTTCGCCAGCAGCGAGATTATACTGCTCGTCGTAGTCCGCTTTCAACATCTGTACCCTGCCCGATAGTTCAGGTGTTTTCATAGCTATATTATATGCCAACCCTGCCACTAGGCAAGGCAAGAATCTGAAGTTCATATCTGCTGTTTCTATACCATTTCCTGCATCTTCTATACGTCGTAATCGCCAGTATACAAAGCTGTAGGACTTATCAGGTACGGGCCACAGGTTTATCCGTGGTGCATCACGTAGTCTTTCAACCCATACTTGAATAGGTCTACCGCGTATTAACTTGTTAGGGATAGACGCGAAGGTAGTCACACCAATACGACTTATGGTGAGATCAGATTGTGTAGATCCTCCGTCACCATACTGACCCCCAGAACCACTGTCACCTGTTCGTATAACTTGGTCTAATAGGTCTATGGTATCTGCGGCAAGTGTATATTGTGCTGTACCTGCGGTCACAGCTTGTATTGCGCTATCTATTGTCCAAAGATTTAAACCTCTGTTTTGCCATTCTATGGTCAACAAGTTCATGGATCTACGGGCAGTTCTTAGGTCATACCCAGAACGCATTTCACGACCTGCACGTTCCCACGCTTCTTCAGCGATCTCCGTGAAGTCCATGTTGAATGCTGTAGTACCCGATGTAGCCATAACTAATCCTTATCAGCAAAATAAGCGTCTACTTCTTTTAACAATTCACCTTTTGATTTACGTCTGTCTAACTCCACACCATGCTCACGCATCATGGCTTCTAGTTCTAGCTTTGTCATAGACTTGTAGTCAGGAGAGTCGTCAGATACTGTTTCTTGTACAGGCTCCACAGTCGTTCCTCCCATAGACTTTAATCTTGCTTCAGCTT